AGGCTATGATAAATCAGATGATGAGGAAGAAGTAAAAAAGCAATAGACACTGATTACGAGATGCAAGTCATGTATTTACTCTTTAAATATAAAAATATGAAGCCTTCGGAGTTTTATTGGCTCCCATTGGGTGAGAAGAAAATATTAGGCTATTTTATTAAGCGTGAAATAGAAGAACGTCAAGAGGAAATGCAACAACTCTATGGGGGTGATACCTCATAGCAAAGATTGTAGATGCCATTTTGAGGCTAACAGATAACTTTACACCTACACTTACTAAAGCACAAAAATCATTAATGCAGTACTCAAGACAGGCTCAAAGGGTAGGGAAAGATGTTCAAAAGATAGGAAAACAAATTGAGGGCATTGGAACAGCTCTTACAGTAGGGGTAACGACACCCATATTAGCAGTAGGGACAGCCAGTTTAAATGCAACAATGGAATTTGATAGTGCTATGTCTAAGGTTCAAGCTTTATCAGGATCAACAGGGGAAGAGCTGATTAAATTAAAGCGTAAGGCACAAGAACTAGGAGCATCTACAGCATGGAGTGCATCACAAGTAAGTGAAGCTATGCAATATATGGCACTAGCAGGATGGGATGCTAATCAAATGCTAGAAGGTACAGCAGGGATTCTTTCAGCAGCCAGTGCCACAGGTGAAGATTTAGCAGCTGTATGTGATATTATCACCGATGGATTAAGTGCCTTTGGGATGGAGGCCAGTGAGTCAGCACGTTTTGCAGATGTACTTGCTAGTACAGCCACAAGTGCCAATACAACCATTGAAATGATGGGTGAAGCCTTTACCTATGCTGGATCAGTAGCAGGTGCATTTAATTATTCTATTGAAGATACCGCACTAGCCATTGGGCTTATGGCAAACTCAGGTGTAAAGGCATCTAGTGCAGGTACAGCCCTTAGAAAAATGATGACAGAGCTTAATGGAACCATTGAAGTAACAGGAAAGAAATTAGGGACTTATACCATTAAAACAGCTAAAGCAGATGGGACAATGAAACCTTTTAGAGAAACACTAGCATCATTAAGAAAAGCCTTTAAGAGATTAACAGAGGCAGAAAGAGCTGTTAATGCAGAAGCACTTGTAGGTAAAACAGGAATGGCAGGATTCCTTGCAATTATGAATACCTCAGATGAAGCTTTTAATCAGTTAGCAGATTCTATAGACAATTCAACTGGCTCAGCCGAGGAAATGTCAGAGGTTATGCTTGATAATTTAGGGGGTCAAATTACCTTGCTAAAAAGTGGGATTGAGTCCTTAGCACTTGCTATTGGTGAACGACTAACACCTTATGCAAGAAAGTTAGTTGATGTTGTACAAAGTGTTGTATCAGTCTTTAACAATATGAGTGATGAACAAAAAGATCAAGTAATGAAGATAGGTGCAATAGTAGCTTGTATTCCACCACTTATTTTATTGTATGGAAAGTTAGTTAAGGGTGTAGGAAAAGCAATGGTGAGCTTTGGAAAGTTTGGAGATCAAGTAAAAAGTTCAGGCTCAGTTATGAAAGTTATCTTTTCACCTGCCAATAAAATCGTATTGATTATGACAGCTATTGCATTAGTGGCAGCACTAGTTATTAAATATTGGGAGCCACTAAAAGAGTTCTTTATTGCTTGCTTTAATAAGATTAAGGAGATAGCAATTGCCTGTGGTGTAGATTTTGATCAACTTAAAGAAGTATTTAATAAGGCTAAAGAGGGGATAGGTTTAGCGATTCAAGGTATAGTTGCATTTATACAGTGGCTATGGGAAAAGATACAACCTGTTTTAACTATCATCATAGAAGCAATTAAAATCTGTTGTTCAGCATGGGTTGGCGCTTTTGAAGGAGTACTGACCGGTGTAGGAGATATCATTAATGGTGTGGTTGAAATGTTAGGTGGGATCATCGACTTTATAGTAGGCGTATTTACTGGAAACTGGCAACTAGCATGGGAGGGAGTAGTTGGTATCTTTACTGGCTTATTTGAAGGTATTAAAGGAGTATGTGAAAGTGTCATCAATGGAGTTATTGGCTTTATTAATGGTGCTATTAGAGGAATTAATAAGATTGGCTCATTTAAGTTACCTGAATGGTTAGGTGGTGCTGAAATAGGGCTTAATATCCCAGAAATACCAATGCTCTATAAGGGAACAGATAACTGGCAAGGTGGTACAGCTATGATTCATGATAGAGGTGCTGAAATTGTAGATCTTCCAAGAGGAACAAGAGTGTATCCTCATGATGAAAGTATTAAAAAGGCTTTTAATGATGGAAAGAGTAGTGCAGGTATGAACGGCGTGAATATTACTATTTCAAACATGACAGTAAGAAAAGAAAGTGATATAGATCAGATTGCAAATGCACTATATAACAAACTTAAGAAGCAAGCATTTAACATGGCATAGGAGGTAGGATTGGATTATTATTTATCATTTAATAACAATGAGGAGAGGATAAGGCTTCCAGTCATTCCTTCTTCTTTTGAGGTGAGTATTCCTCATCAAAATACAACAGTAAATATTACAAACTTAGGTGAGATCAATTTAATTGGCAAAACAGGTTTAGTAAGTATGACAATAGAAAGTTTCTTTCCTAATCAACAATATTCTTTTTGTTTATATTCAGGATTCCTTAAACCCTATGAATATATTAAACAACTTCTTAAATGGAAAGACTCAGGTAAGCCCATACGAGTCATCGTGACAGGTACACCTATTAATTATGTAATGGCAATAGAAAGTTTAACTTATTCAGAAGTAGACGGAACTGGAGATGTTTATTTTACTTTAGAGCTTAAAGAATACAAGTTTATTTCAACATCAACAGTAAGAACAACTACAACAAAGAATGGGACGACATTAACCACGCCTACTACAAGCCGAGAAGTCAAGTCTCCTTCTACTTCCTATATAGTTAAGCAAGGCGATACTTTGTGGCTCATTGCAAAGAAACTTACAGGAGAAGGATCTAATTATAGAGCGATAGTACAGAAGAATAACATTACTGATCCTGATAAAATCTATGTAGGGCAGAAGTTGGTGATTTAATGCCTAAAGTGTTGTTAAAGAATAAAACAGGCACTATTGATGTTACAAATATGATTAGTACAATCAAATGGAGTGGCAGTATATCAGAGGTTGCAAGGATATTAGAATTAGAAATTCTTTACCCTTTGCATGATCACTATGCACCTAAAATTTATCTTAATATTGGTGATGAAATGTATTTGTATGATGATACAGGTGAGGAATTATTTAGGGGTAGAGTATTCTATAATGAGCAATTTGGAGAGCAGGGAACAATACAGATTACTTGCTATGATGATGCGATTAGGCTTTCCAAAAGTAAAGGCAAATACAACTTTAAGAATAAAACAGAAGAAGCTATTACAAGAACGGTTTGTAATGATTTAGTCATAAGCGTAGGTAAGTTGGCTACAACTAGTATTTCTCAGAAGATGCTATGTAGTAGTATGGGAATATATGAAATTATAAAGTCAGCCTATGAAGGAGCTAGTAAACAGAATACAAAGAAATACCACATCATCATGAAACAAGGCAAGCTCAACGTAGAAGAAGTAGGAAAAGAGGTGTTAGATTATACCCTAAAAGCAGATTCCATTATTCTAGAGAGTACCTATTCGGAGAATGCTGAAGGTGTGGTTAATAAGGTTAAGATTTATGATGAGAATGACCAATATTTAGGAGTAGTACAAAATGATGAGCTAATTGACCTACTAGGTGTTTTTCAAGAGGTTTATATAAAGGAAGAAGATAAACAAGCAAAAGCAGTAGCACAAAGTATGTTGCAAGCAATAGATGAAGAAATAAGTATTACAGTCATAGGGAATACAAGCTATATTAGTGGAAAGACAATTAAAATAGAGGATTCATTAACTAAGTTAATGGGTTCTTTTTATATTGAATCAGATGAGCATAAGTGGGCTGGTGGGAAATATAGGATGAAATTAGATTTAAAGTCAAAATAAAACTACCCATACAATAATGCTATACAGGTAGTGATACTGAGTTATGAGTTCTTTTTTATGTAAATTTTCAAAGCTTTAATTGCTAAGATTAATACATAAAAGGTTAGTCCTATGAGTGCTAAGCAAATAATAAAATAGATAATCGTAAATATAGCCATTATGCCACCTAGACCACTTGGTGAAGTTAAGTCCATATCAATTCCCCTTTCTAGATTTATTTTACTTAGAATAGTATATAAACTAGATATTAAAAAATCAATAATATTCTGACAATTGAGGTGATCCTATTAATAATCCCTACAACGGAATTTTGAACATAATAAAAGAACAAAACAAAAATAGTAGCTCATCAGCTGTAATGATAGGAAAGGTCGTAAATACCAATCCTTTATCCATCAGCATTGGTGAGCTTTTTTTAGATAGAGAGGATTTAATGGTAAATGAGAATGTAAAAGAATTTAATAAGAGCGATACCTTGGCTATGGTTCCGACATCAAATAAGCAGAAATACATCATTCTTTGTAAGGTGGTGAACTTATGAGTTTATTTCCTTTTATGAGAAGTGAATTAGGTGAAATAAAACCAATAACAACTTATAAAGAGTACGAATTTGATTTTGGTAACAACACCTTAACAGGTAAAATTTTAGAAGGTAAAGCAGCGCTTAAGATGTGGATCTATAAGGCATTACTTACACCTAGATACACCTATCCTATTTATTCATGGGATTATGGACAAGATTTAGATGAACTCATTGGGCAAGGATATGAAATAAATCTAATTAATGATACTTTACACATTTCGTTTACAGCAGAAAGAATATTTGGAGAGGTAACAATTAATGTCTAATACAATCACATATGAAAGCCTTTTAAATAGGGCGTTACAACGAGTCGACACTAATGTAGATGCTAGTGAAGGCTCTTTTTTATTTGATGCCATAGCACCATGTGTAGCTGAATTATATGAGGCATACCTTTATAGTGATGAACTAGAAAAGCGAGTATTTGCAGACACATCCTATGGTGAATATCTTGAAAGAAGATGTGCAGAGCGTGGTATTTATAGGAAGGAGCGACTAATGCCATTAGAGAAGGTTATTTTGATAATGCAGTACCTATTGGTTCAAGATGGGGAAAGGAAGAATTGGTGTATATTGTCACCGAGTTGGTGCAAGATGGTGTATATTTACTCAAATGTGAGCAAAGTGGTGTAATTGGAAGCCGTTATGATGGTAATTTAATTAATATTGATGCAGTAGAGAACATTAATTCAGCAGTTTTAGGTGAAGTGGTGCTTTTTGGTGCAAATAGGGAGCAAGATGATACATTAAGATGCAGATATTTCAATAGTTTTGAAAAAGAAGCCTTTGGAGGGAATATAGCTGATTATAAAAAGAAGATAGGTAGTATTGATGGCGTTGGTCAAGTCAAGGTTTATCCTGCATGGAATGGTGGAGGAACTGTTAAGCTACAGTTGCTTGATAAAACAAATAATATCCCATCAGTCGATTTGATTCAAACGGTCCAAACGTTAGTTGATCCAGTTCAAAATAGTGGAGAAGGATTGGGTATTGCACCGATAGGTCATAGAGTGACAGTAGAAGCAGCAAGGCAAGTAGATGTACAGTTAGCCACACACCTCACTTTTAGGGAGAGCAGTTGGAAAAACGTAAGTAGTGGAGTGAATCAGGTCATTAAGGATTACTTTAGTGAGTTAAGAACTAATTGGTCAGAAAGTGATATAGTGATTCGTATTAGTTAGTTTGAAGCAAGAATTTTAGAGATAGAGGGGATCATTGATATTGAAGATACAATGCTCAATGGCTCATCTAGAAATCTGTATCTGTCAGGAGAGGAAGTACCAGTGTTAGTGGGTGTGGTAAATCTATGAGGTCAAAGAAATATTTGCCTGAGTTCATAAGTGAGATTAAAGAGTTTCAAGAGCTAGATAAGACTTGTAGTGCAGAGCTAGATGAACTACGAGAAAAGTTACTAAAGCTACAAACCCATCTTATTTCTCCTTATCTCTTACCGTTACTGGTGCTTAATATACTTGAAATTCCTTACCATTACTGGTATAGTTAAAGCTATTAACAAATGAACTTGAAAGGACCAGTTATCAATAGATGAGTAAACAAAAATTGCATAAAACAAAGTGGAAGGCAGGCAATATGATCTATCCACTTCCTGCCGTAATGGTAAGCTGTGGAGATGAAGAGGTAGCTAATATTGTTACAGTGGCTTGGACAGGAACCATTTGTACTAATCCGCCAATGACTTATATCTCATTAAGACCTGCTCGTCATTCTTATGATATTATTAAGCGTACAGGCGTATTTGTAATCAATTTAACAACAGAAGATATTGTTCGTGCCACAGATTTTTGCGGTGTTAAAAGTGGGCGTGATTTAGATAAATTTGCAGAGATGGGCTTAACCATGGAACGTGATGAGGACTACAAATGTCCAATGATTGTAGAAAGTCCAGTAAGTATTGTTTGTGAAACCGTAGAAATTAAAGAGCTTGGTTCACATCATATGTTTATTGCTAATGTGAAGGCCGTTTATGTAGATGAAAGCTATATGAATGAGAAAGGTAAATTTGAGCTTAATGAAACAGGTCTTATTGCTTATTCTCATGGGAGTTATTTAAAAACAGGTGAAGAACTTGGTACATTTGGCTATTCCATTAGTAAAAAGAAAAAAGCTGAGGAGCAAAGAGTAGCAACCCCTTTAAGAACGAAGAAAACTGCAAAAATAGAAGCGACTCATGATCAAGTGCCTCATGATCAAGTGCCTCAAAAGAAAAAGAAACCAAGTAAAATAGGGGCGAAAAATCAAGGAAAGAAAGCCAGTCCTAAAAATACAAAGACTCAAACTAAGAAATCTAATAAACCGTCTACTCATAAGAAGACTTACAAAAAGAAATAGGTGAAAGAGTAGAGCGTATTATTCATAAAAGTTAATATTTAAAAGGCCAGT